CAAAAATACAGAGGTGATTGTCAAGAATAATCCCATGTTCCCCAAGCTACTCGCCGCCGTCTTTGTGATTCACGTCAAGATTCTTAGCGCAATTCGCACCGATAAAAAGTCGAAGAAAATTTCAATCAAGCTCCCAGCGAACGACGTGTTCGTCCAGCGGGTCTACGAGGCGTGCGCCAAGGATATTTACGATGATCCTGATATCATCGTAAACAAGAATCACGGAGATGAACACAGAAAGAAGGAGCTTCACAAACGTTTCGTCTGTCATATATGCGAAATCATCGAACAACTCGTGCCCATGGCTGAAATCCTGGACACGTACCTGAGTATGCCCACCGGGGATGAGGGTATGAATTTTGACGAAGAGGACGAGGAGGAGGTTGGAGAACTCGATGCCCCGGGTGAGGAGATGCCCGCCGTAGATCCCGTCGAGGGTCTCCCGACAAACAACATGCAATTTGGACAAACCCCAGGAGGAAGCGAGACTGTGACCGTAAACAACTCACTGACCCCTCCTTCCGTCATGGGCGGTACGCCAGCACCCGTTCAGGACCAGAACTTGTTTGACGACGCCCCGGATGATTTGAATGTGAAGAAAATCCCTTAAAACTAATGTTTTACTTTACTAGAACATGGAGCAGTACTTGCAAGAGCCGACCAGCGCCGCCGTCATAGCAGCAGCTGTCACCGTGGGATACGTCTTTATTCGTTCAAAAATGAATGGAGAGCAAAAAATTAAAAATTCAGAATATTTCAAGCCGGCTTTTCTCGTCGGTCTATTGGTTTATTTCATCGTGAGCCAGGGGCAGGGATCTCACGGTCAAGCAACAAAGGAACCTTTTTAGAGTTAAAGAATTAAATAATATTAAAGTGATGGCGTCGTACTCTGCATTCAATGAAATGTACACCCAGTTTCTCGGTGAGCTTGCTCAGACCTTCCCCGAGGAGCCCGCGATTGCAAAGGCGCTCAAGAAGCACAAGGATGAGAAAACTTATAAAAAGGTGATGAACAAGCTGACTCCATGGGCTCAGCAGATTATGGAGAAGGACTCCAAGTTTTTTTGCGAAGAGAATGAGTTTGTTGAGAATCTGAATCTGCATGAGATTTGGAAGAAGGATGACGTGTCAGACACGACGCGTCAGGCGATCTGGCAGTACCTGAGTTCTCTGTATGGCTTTGGTGTGACGCTCCAAATGATCCCACCCCAGTTTATGAATATTATCGAGGCTGAGGCTGAGAATTGCGCCAAGGGGCTCAAGGATTCTGGTGGCGAGCTCAATGAGGCGAACATCATGGCTGCAGCTCAGAGCATGATGAGCAAGCTTATGGCGGGTGGTGGGTTTCCAGGACTTCCAGGCTCAGCACCTTCCCAGCGAAAGGCGACCAAGAAGGACTTTATGGCACTGGACTAAAGACGAGTCGACGGGAACTGAAAGTTCCCTGGACTCAGATCCAGGGGACTAAAAACAAATCTCACTAAATTACAGCATGGATCCAAAAGAGATTTTCAAAACGAGCGAGCTTTTAAATTTTTGGCCGACCGCCTCCCAGACGGCGCGCGAGCGCGTCGCATCCACGACCCGTTTCATCCTATACGCCACCTGCATCATTTATATCATTAACCGCGATGTACGTGTTTTTGCCCTTGGTATTCTTGCACTCGCGATCCTGTATTACCTCATGACCATGAATATGATTTCTGATGGAAAATTGCGTCCATCTGCTACAGACGGTCGCGTTCCCGGTCCTCTTCGCGGTGAGGTGACCCTGCCTACACTCAACAACTCGATGGGCAACGTCCTTCTGAGCGACTACGTGGACAATCCAGACCGACCAGCAGCAGCATGGTACCCTAGCATGCGCGCAGAGGTTCAGACCACGTGGAGTCAGATTCACCCATTCGAGCGTCAGCGCGACGCTGAGCGCAATTTCTACACCATGCCTTCGTCCACGATTCCCAACGACCAAGCAGCATTCGCGTACGGTGCATACGGCAAGCCCTTCGCACCAAAGTGTCACGACCAGGGTGGCGCTGCCTGCGATCCAGACCGCTTCTACTCCACCTTCCCAGAGAGACCTCAAATGCGCGGAGGAAACGGGAGATAGATAAAAATATAGACAGGTATTAATAAAATGCCAACTTTGGACAATAGCCACAACATCCTCCAGAAGGATGTTTGGATTGGTCCCGCCCAAGTTGTTCTGGCAGACAAGACTGACGTCGAGAGCATGCTTCGTGCGCGAGGCACCTCCGCCTGGAAACGTGGCTGGTCCGAGAAGCCATACGACTTCCCCAATACCTACGTGAATCTGCCACTCCGTGTCCTCATGTGGAACCCAATTACCACGTTTGGCGACATTCAGAATGAGCGATTCGACCAGCGTTATAACACCAAAAAGCCAAAAACATTCAGCCGGTGAAGTGTAAGATTTTGGACCCGATCACTTTTCTCATACTATATTAGAAAATGACCAAAACACATCAGGAATTTGTATATAATTCTCGAAATATTCATGGAAATAAATATGAATATCCCGAGGAATATAAAAAAAGTTTGATACCAATAAATATAAAATGTGTAAAACATGGTGATTTTTTACAAAAACCTAAACATCATTTAATAGGAAAAGGATGTCCAAAATGTAGCCCAACAGCTGCAAGAACAAAAGAACAATTTTTAGAAAGTGCTTATAAAGTTCATGGTGATAAATATGAATATCCAGATGAATATATAAATAAAAAAACTAAAATAAATATTTTATGTTTAAAACATGGATTTTTCAAACAAACACCTGATGGTCATATTCATGGTGAACAAGGTTGTCCTAAATGTTCGAGAAGAGGGTCGTCTAATTCTGCTATAAAATGGCTAAAAAGTCTTAATATTTCAAACTTGCAAACTTTTGATAGTCCAGAAGGAGAATATAGAATTCCAGAAACAAAATTTAAAGTTGATGGTTATGATAAACTAACTAATACAATATATGAATATCATGGAACATATTGGCATGGGCATCCAAGTCATAAAAATTATAAAGAAAATGATAAACATCCAACAATTAACTTGACATGGAAAGATCTTTATAATAAAACTATAGAACGAGATGGAAAGATTGTAGATTTGGGATACAACCTGGTTGTCAGGTGGGAGGCTGAAAAAAATAGAATCTAAATATATAGTGTGATGGATCCACTGGCCATTGCAGCCGTGGTCGGTCTTGTGTTTGCCGGAAAGCGACTTGCAGATGGGCGTGAAGAAAACACCCAGCCAGGTCGCAAACCTTTACCTGCAACCACTAAACCCTTTACTCGTCGGGATATAGATTTGATGGGGAATAGCCGGGATCATTCCAAGGATTATTCCGACTTTATGAACACGACCCCCGACGTCGGTCGGCGTGTCGGAGATTGGCGTCTCCAGCCCAAGGAGGCTGTTCCAAATTTGCAGGATATGACCCAAACGAATGGTCGGTTTCCATTTGGTCAGCCTGTCTATGACATGTACAACCGCCAGTATGTTACAAACAAGATGAACAATGTGAGCCCCCTTGAGGCACCCAATCCAGTGGGACCAGGTCTGGGCGTCGGACCCAACGTCAAGGCGGCTGGTGGTTTCCACGATTACTTCCGTGCTCTTCCAAACAACATTAACGAGGAGAAGCTCACGACAATTGAGGGTCGTCCGGGACCACCCAGCGCCGTCGTGAAGAATGGTGGCGCCGGTGGAATGGGCGATATTACACACAACGCTTCGCAGTCAAAGACGGTGTACCGCGCACCAGGTGCTTTTGGAGGTGGCGGCGCCCAGGGTGCTATGGTTGCACCAGAAGGGCGCCCTGATAATCTAAAGACCCGTAAAACGACTCGCCGTCAAGAGTCCGGGCTTCGCACAGACACTCTTTCCGAGGGTCCTCCAAGCTATTTCGTGCAGCAGCCATACGCCGGAGGTAAAACTTCATATACCGATAAGACTCTTACTCGCGCAAGCGGCGATCGTTCCAAGCCAGACCGTGCAGGCAACGGCGGTCGTATGAACGTCCGCAACGACCCAGTGAACCAGGTGGGCGCAGCCACTCAGCTCCGCCCAGAGTCTGAAACTCTCCCAGTGCCACCCATGGGTCCCACCGGAGTCAACCAGGGACGTGGTACCCTGCCTCCTCAATACGACGATCCACTCAACGAGCAAAAGTCAAACCCCAATCCACGAGCATCTCCCAGCTTTTTGGACATTGCTATTCAGCAGCTTGAAAAGAATCCATTGGCGTATTCCCTGGCACGCCCTCCTCAAGTGTCTGTGAACTGTTGATTAAACCCGTGTCAAGTCCATTAAAAAAATATAGATAGAAAGTAAATGTCTGGAGGTGTCGTTCAACTCGTAGCAGTCGGACCTCAGGACGCTTGGTTGACAGGCAAGCCTGAGGTGTCTTTCTACCGGTCGAATTACAAACGTTATACTCACTATGCCAACTCTGTGGAGCGTCAGGTTATTCAGGGCGCCCCCATTGCCAACGGTATTTCCACTATCCGTTTCGAGAAGAAGGGTGATCTGCTCAGCTACGTGTACCTGACTGCCCGTGACAGCAACGGCGCAGGCATCGTGGGTCTGGACTGGTCCAAGGTGATTGACAAGGTGGAGCTGATGATCGGCGGTCAGATTGTGGACACCCACGATTTCGAGTACATGTCCGACATCGAGCCAATTGTGGGCGCTCGCACCTTTTCCGAGCGTTACCTGAACTCGAACAGCACCACCCTGAACAACCAGAAGGCTTCCTTCTTCCCCCTCAAGTTCTTCTTCTGCAAGGAGTGGTCAGTGGCTCTGCCCCTGATTGGTCTGCAGTTCCACGATGTGGAGCTGCGCATCACCTGGTCTCCCTACCTGACCCAGAACATCACCATCGGTCCTACCACCTACCCAGTCCTGTCTGTCCCCAACGCAACCGCAAACGTGTTCAGCGTTGACCAGGGCAAGCTGGCATATTCCAACACAGCCAACTTGGTCGTGTCTCAGACCACCGGTCCCCTGTTCCCAGGCATGCTTCTGGCATCAGCCACCTCGAACCTCCAGGGTAACGTGGCGGTCGTGCAGGGTTTCTTCTCTAACGTCACCGGCGGCACCTCCAACGTGGCAAACGTCATCATCGCCGGTTCCAACACTGGTATTATCAATGCTGCCTCCATCTTCAGCACGTCTGTTGGTGGTGCACTGAACGCCTACGCTCCAGCTGTGTCCGCCCAGATTCCTCTGGCAATTGCAGCAGGTACCGCGGCATCCACCACAAAGAGCATCACTCTGACCCAACTTTCAAGCTACAGCGGTACTGGAACCATCACAGTTGGTCAGTACGTGGCGGGTGTGCCTTGGGCTGGTCCAGTGTACGTGTCAAGCACGTCTAACATTGCAAACAGCAACGTGACCGTGACTTACCCATCCCAGGTGTCTGGACCAGTTCTGGCTGGCACCACCATCTCCTTCTTCGCAGGCACTGCAAACACAACCACTACCTATTCCCAGGTCCAGTACATCGCCTGGTCCAACTTCGTGTATCTCGATCAGTCCGAGCGCGACTGGTTCGCCAAGGAGAAGCAGGATCTGCTCATTACCCAGGTGCAGCGCATCGTCATGGGCACCAACCCAGTCCAGGAGCTGGCACTTGCTCAGCCAGTTAAGTTCATCGCCTTCCCTTGTGTGAACTATAACCAGATTTACGCCAACGGTGCAGGCTCTGTCACCGCCGCCAACTACCAGCTCAAGACCCAGGTGAACGGTGTGGACGTGGGCGACTCCCGCCACATGATGCACTGGGTGGATGTTCCCCAGTACTACAACACCCCCTACGGATACGTCCACAATAACTCCCTGGCAAACGTGGCAATCATTTCTTACTGCCTGGACACCTCCAAGCTCCAGCCCACCGGTACCCTCAACTTCTCCCGCCTCGACAATTTCCGCCTGGTTGTGCCTTCGACCCTGCCCAACGGCATCCAGGGTCTGGCAAGCACCAGCATCAACTATCCCACCCAGTACCTGTACGCAGTCAACTACAACGTCTTCCGCATCCAGAACGGTCTCGGAAGTTTGCTTTACGCCAACTGAAATTTTTTCTGCATAAAGAATAGACACCAGGTTATAGTATGGAAGCTCTTCAAAAGTGTGGGTCTTGTGAACGCGGTCCTCAGAAACTTGATCAATTTCTCGACAAATTTGGTAGAGATTGTTCGACTTGTCTCAAATGTCGAGTAAGAACCCAGAGAAATAGAAAACCGAGAATTCATAAAAAATGTCAAAATTGTGATAAACAACCATGTTTTAATTTACCTGGTAATACTGAAGGTATAAGATGTGTAGAACACAAAGAAGAAGGAATGATTAATGTAATTCAGAAGAAATGTGATCACGAGGGATGCACAAAGCAACCCTGCTACAATTTACCAACCGAACACTTTGGTAAATTCTGTGCAACACA